TGCCATTGACAGGAACATTAAATTTAATAGCAACAGACGAGCAAGCAGATATTGATCCAGGTCTTTATGTTTATGACTTAGAATTAAATATTGGTGGAGTTAGAACTCGTTTAATTCAAGGAACAGTCACAGTTAGTGGAGAGGTTACAAGATAATGACTTCAATTTCAAATCAAGTAGTAGTCAATGAAACAAACAACATTGTAACCGTCACTGCACCTGGCCCACAAGGTGGTACTGGCCCTGCTGGTGCCACAGGAGCAACTGGAGCCACAGGCTCAACTGGTCCTCAAGGAGTCACAGGAGATGTAGGTCCTACTGGAGTTACTGGAGACACAGGCTCTACTGGACCAACAGGCCCTCAAGGTGTTACTGGCGATACTGGACCAACTGGTCCACAAGGCGTAACTGGAAACACAGGATCAACTGGACCTACAGGAAGTACAGGAAGTACAGGGCCTGCAGGAGCAACAGGTGTTACAGGTGTTACAGGACCCATTGGAGCGACTGGTGTTACTGGCCCTCAAGGTGTTACAGGTGATGTAGGACCTACTGGAGTTACAGGAGCAGTTGGAGCAACAGGATCAACTGGACCCGTTGGTGTAACTGGAGATACAGGTGCCACAGGAGCCACTGGCTCTACAGGTCCAATTGGTGTAACTGGGGCTACTGGACCTACTGGTGTCACAGGTGCGACGGGACCAACAGGAGCAGATGGTGGATCATCTAACTACTATGACTACCAAGCAGACACTTCAACAACAACTGGAGATCCTGGTAATGGACATATTATTTGGAACAATGCAACACAAGTTTCTGCAACACAAATCAATATTAGCCATATAAATCAAGATGGTGCTGATATTGATATCTTCTTGGCATTACTCAAGACAAACGATATTATAGTTTTGCAAGACAAGAGTCTTTCTGGTAATTATCAGAAGTGGACTGTTTCTGCAACACCAACTGCACAAGTAAATTATTGGGAAGTTCCAGTAACTTTGATTACATCAGCAGGAACTGGTACTACTAACTTTGCAAATAATCATCAGTTGATTCTTGCAATAACAGCAGCAGGAGTTGTTGGACCAACTGGCCCAACTGGTGCTACAGGAGCCACAGGCCCTCAAGGAGTAACTGGCGATACTGGTCCTACAGGAGCAACAGGAAGTACTGGTCCAATTGGCGCAACAGGGGCTACTGGTCCTCAAGGCGTAACTGGTGATGTTGGTGCAACTGGTGTTACAGGTCCCGTTGGTGCCACAGGTGCTACTGGGCCACAAGGCGTAACTGGAGATACTGGGCCTACTGGCGTTACTGGTGTGACTGGAGATACTGGCCCAACTGGTCCTACAGGTGTCACTGGTGATGTTGGAGCGACAGGTGCAACTGGAGCAACTGGTGTTACTGGTGCTACAGGCCCAGATTTTGCGGGATACGATAGAGTAATTTATGTATCACAAACAGATGGAAGCGATTCAACTGGAAACGGTGATCTAACAAAGCCAGTAGCAACACTTACATATGCATTATCACTTGTAACTTCTACAAAAAATACAGTTATAGTTTATCCAGGTACATATACAGAAAGCGTTACTCTACCATCATTTAATGGAATTAATATATCTGGAGTTACTTTTGAAAATGTTGCAAATAGTCAAGTTTATATTCAAGGAACAATAACTATACCAACTGCTGCAACATTTGCAGTCCTAAATTCATTAATTATTGATACTGTTGATGTTACAGGAACTGCTAATGTCTGGATGAACAATTGTAGTGTTCAACTTGCAACTAATAAATCCTCAAGTGGTTTCTTATTTGTTAAGGGTGCAAGAAATAATACTGCTTCTACAATATCAGTCACAGGTTCTGGACAAACTCGTTTTGATGAGTGTGCTTTTGTAGGTATTCCTACAATTAACAATGCTGCTTCTATAGTTACTTTTAGAAACTGTGCAAGCATTGGCACTGTTATTAATACAACTGGTAACTTATTCCTTGTTGATTCTTCAGTATTTTCTGCTGCTACATATCCAGTTTCTTCTGCTGGTGGACAACTTGCAATGTTTAATACTCAAGCATTTAATGCAATAGGAACTGTAACACAGCCAATTTCAGTATCTGGTGGAACATATTCAATAATTAACTGTCCAATTAACTTTGATACTTCTGTATTTACTGGTGCAACTAATTTAAATATACCTACAACATTTGGTGCTATTAGATCAACTGGTCAATTAACTGCTAATCTTGGCACCACTGGTGGAGGAATTTTCTTAAGCAAGGGATTAAATCCAAACTTAGCAGCAAATCTTGCTCTTGGATCCTTTACTACACTTAATTCTACTACAACTGGACAAGGAAACATTGCAATTGGAAATGGTGCACTTGCAGCCAATACCACAGGTAATACAAATCTTGCTATTGGTGAAGAGGCACTTCTTTCCAATACTACAATAAATAACACTGTTGCAATTGGTTATAGAGCATTAAGAGCACAAACAACTGGTTCTGGAAATATTGCCATTGGTCCAAATGCTTTGCGTCTTACAACATCAGGTACAAATATGGTTGCCTTTGGTGCTAATGCTTTAGAAAATCTTGTAACTGGTTCTGGAAATATTGCAATTGGAGCAAATGCACTTTTAAACTTTGATGGTGGCAATGGTAATACAGCAATTGGTAACTCTGGTCAGGTATCAAACTTTAGTGGAGCATTTAACACCAGCGTTGGTGGTGGAGCACTAATTAATATTATTGCTGGTACAGGAAATACTGGAATTGCACAAGGAGCATTACAACAACTTACAGATACAATAGCATCAACTGGAGCAATTACTGGTGGTAGTGGCTATACTGACGGTACTTATACAAATGTTCAGTTAACAACTAATCACTCTATTTCTCTTCCTCCAGGAAACCTTACTGCAGATCTTACAGTATCAGGTGGAGTAGTAACAGCATGTACTATTGTTCTTGGCAGAGGTGTTAGAAATGGAGCAAATCTTACAATTCTTGCTTCTGCTGCACCTGCAGGACTATTAACTGGTGCAGGATTTAGCATTCCTGTAACAGCAGTTAATGTTTCTTCGTTTAATACTGCAGTAGGAAGAAACGCAGGAAGAAATGGGTTCCAATCAAGCCAAAGTACTTATATTGGATTTGAAGCAGGATCAAATGCTGCAGGACAGAGACAAGTATTTATTGGTCACCAAGCAGGGCAAAATGAAACTAACTCTGACAGACTGTACATCTCTAATACAAATACTGCAACTCCTTTGATATTTGGTGTATTTGATCCAGCAGGTGGATTTACTGGAAGAGCAAGAATTAACGGCTCTTTGGAATTAACTTCACAGCCTCCTGCATCTGCATCTGCAACAGGAATTCAAGGAACAATTACTTGGGATGCAGATTATATCTATATATGCACTGCTACAAATACCTGGAAGCGAGTAGGCATAGCAACATGGTAAAATTAACTAAGGGAAAAGGGTAATTAAATGAGTCTATCTAAAAGACTAAGAGCATCTGGTGAAGCCAGAGATATGAATAGTCAGTACATACTTCCATTGATTCCACCTCGTCCTTTGTTTGGTGTAGCCAATACAGGTACCTATGTTGACACAGAGTCTGCTATTCGTACATCTACCGTTTATTCATGCGTAAGATTGCTTGGAGATACTATTGCTTCATTGCCAATGGGTGCATATGTACGCAGAGGGCGTAATCGTCTTTCATATGCATCAGTTTATGGCTATACTCCAGAATGGGTAAACAAGCCAAATCCAGAAACAACAAGATTAGAATTTATTGAGCAAGTAATTACTTCTCTACACCTACATGGTAATGCATTTATTTTGACAGTACGAGATGATAATGATGAAGTAACAGAACTATATGTATTAAACCCAAATGAGATTAGAATTGAAAGACTTGCTCCAGGTGAGCCACTTATTTACAGAGTCAAGGATACAGAAAAAGGTATCTTTGATAAGATTTTAACAAGCAAAGAACTTCTACATATTCCTCTATTTAGAATGCCAGGATCATATTATGGCTTAAGCCCAATTGGTGCTTGCCGTATGTCTGTTGGTATTGCACAAGCATCTGACACATATGCTGCTTCATATTTTGGTAACGCATCAAATCCTGGTGGAGTTATTGAAGTTGCAGGAGAATTAAACGCAGAACAAGCAGGAGATATTGCTCGTAACTGGCAAGAATCACATGCTGGACCATACATGTCTGGTAAAGTTGGTATTCTTTCTGGTGGTGCTGCATTTAAGCCTCTTCAACTAAACGCTGCAGACGCACAACTCATAGAGGTCAGAAGATTCAATGTGGAAGATATCGCAAGAATATTCCGTGTCCCACTAAGCCTATTAGGTCATCCTACACAAGGTGCCATGTCTTATGCATCTGTTGAAGCACAAAACCTATCATTTGTGCAACACTCACTACGCCCACTATTAGAGCGTTTGGAACAAGCATTATCTCCACTACTTCCTGAGTCAGATGGATTTATTAGATTTAACCTTGATGCACTTTTGCGAGGCACAACAATAGAACGCTTTGATGCCTACACAAAGGGACTAAGAGAAGGCTTCTTATCACTAAACGATGTAAGAAACTACGAAGACTTATCATCACTTGGAGAGCCAGGAGATCAATATAGACTTCCTCTCCAGAACATTGATGCTAATCAAGCACCACTTGTTGGAGATAAGATGAAGGCTGAAATTGCCTCTATCCTTGTACAGGTTGGTTACAACCCAGATGATGTGGCTAAGATGCTTGATATGACAGATCTAAATCACACAGGTCTTCCTTCAGCACAATTGCAGCAGGTAGCACTTGTTGATCCTGCAGATCCTGAGTCAGTTTACGATACTAAGGTGACTGAATAATGCCTATAGAAAATGTTCCAGAGTTTATTAAGAACAATGCACAAAGAGGTCTGGACTATTTAGCAGAAGGTTTTGGTGGCGATGGACTTACTGATGCTACTAAAAGAGAAGCAAGAGAGATGGCAGCAGGTCGTGTCTCTGATAATAAAGTAAGAAAGATGGCACCTTGGTTCGCAAGACACAAGGCAGATGGACAAGCACCACAGAATAAAGATTCCTCAGATCCAGGATATCCTGGTGCAGGATTAGTTGCTTGGCTACTTTGGGGTGGAAATGCAGACTTTGATGATGCTGCTCAGGACTGGGCACAACGCCAAATTGATAACTTAAATAATGAAGATAAAGCAAGGAGCAAGATGAAGAAGACTGAACGCCGTACCTTTACGGTGAGAAACATAGAAGCAAGACAGGCAGAAGACGGTACTATGCGTATGGCAGGCTATGCTGCAGTATTCAATGAGGCTTCCTTGCCACTACCGTTTATTGAGAAGATTGCACCAGGTGCATTCACAAAGACACTTCAAGAGACACCAGATGTTCGTCTATTGGCTAACCACGAAGGATTGCCTATGGCCAGAACTAAAAACGGTACAATGAGATTGTATGAAGACGAAAGAGGACTATACTTTGAAGCAGAGTTAGCAAACACACAAGAAGCAAGAGATCTATATACTCTTGTTGAGCGTGGAGATGTAGACCAAATGTCTTTTGCATTTAGAGTAATTCGTCAAAACTGGAGTAAAGACCGTACAGAAAGAACCCTTACAGAAGTAAGCCTTGCTGATGGAGATGTATCAATCGTTACATATCCTGCATACCCAGCAACTTCAGTAGAAGCAAGAGAAGCCATTAAGAGAGCCATTGCTGAAATAAAAGAAGGCAGAGAAGTAAGTGGCGACTCATTATTAGTATTAGAGAGCATCTTTGGAGACTTAACAGAGGGTCATGAATATGTCATGAAGGCTGTAGAAGTTATGGGTGCACTACTTGGTAATAATGGAGTGGAATCAGAAGAAGAAGAGTCTGAATCTCCATTAGAAGAAGTTGAAGATCAAGAATTAGAAAACTCTGCTAATGTTATAGATGTAGTAGATGTTCCTGGACAAGGTGGAAAGATTGTTGGAGATCATCCATCAGTTCTAAACTTCCTACCAGATAATATGCCAAGATCAATGTCTTTACGCTTGGCACAAGCAAAAAGAAACACAATAAAGTAATATTCCTGTCTAACAAGATAGGTAGAAGTCGGAGTTAGGCTCACACCCGTAAGCGTCGTGAAATCCATAACCACCACCTCACATTAACATAACTCACAAAAGGAGAACAACAAATGTCTTATTTAGACAAAGTAATTGAACGCCGTGATGCAGTTAAGGTTGAAATGGATGCTATTCTTGAGGCAGTTGCTGCAGAGAATCGTACAGACCTTACAAATGATGAATCAGCAAAGGTTGATGCCCTTGTTGAAGAGTCACGCTCACTTGATTCAAAGATTGAAAAGTTGACTGCACAGGCAGCAGCAGATGCAAAGGCTGCAGAAGCACGATCAGCAGTTGCTGATGTTGCAATGCCAAAGGTTGGCGGAGCAAAGGTAATTTCTGAGGCTCGTACATATACACCACAATCAGACGCATCATTCGTTAAGGATGCATTTGCAGCAAAGTTCAGCAATGACTATGCAGCAGCAGAGCGTTTGGCTCGTCACACTCGTGAAGAAGAGATTGAGCGTCGTGATGTAGGAACTGGCAACTTTGCTGGTCTTGTAATTCCTCAGTACCTCGTTGATCTTGCAGCACCTCTTGCTCGTGCAGGTCGCCCAACAGCAGACTTTGCAACAAACAAGATGGTCTTGCCTCCAGCAGGTATGACACTAAATATCTCACGCATGACAACTGGTACATCAACTGCAGTTCAGGCTGCTGAAAATGATGCTATCTCAGAGACAAATGCTGACGATACACTATTGACTGTGAATGTTCGTACAATCGCAGGACAACAGGATATCTCAAAGCAGGCTATTGAGCGTGGTACAGGTATTGACTCATTCATCATCCAGGACTTGATCCGTGGATGGCACACAACACTTGATGATCAGATCCTTAACGGTGACGGAACATCAGGCTCTATCCTTGGTCTTTCAAACACAGTTGGAATTGGATCTGTAACATACACAGATGCATCACCAACAGTTGCTGAACTATATCCAAAGTTGGCTGACGCTTACCAGAAGGTACAGACTGGCGCATTCATGAATCCTACACACTGGATCATGCACCCACGCCGTCTTGCATTCCTACTCGCAGCAGTAGATACAGCAGGTCGTCCACTCGTTGTTCCAACACTAAACGGACCAATGAACGCATTCGCAGCAGGTGCAGGTCAGGCATTCTACGGTAACTCAGGTTACTCATTGATGGGTCTACCAATCGTTGCAGACGCAAATGTTACAACAACAGCAGGTGCTGGAACTAACCAGGATGAAATTTATTGCGTAACTGCACCAGAATTCCATCTATGGGAGCAGGCTGGATCACCATTCGCATTGAACTTTGATGCAACAGGTGCTGGATCATTGACAATCAAGTCAGTCGTATACGGATACGCAGCAGCAACTGCTGGCCGTTACCCTGCAGCATTCTCAAAGATCTCAGGAACTGGTCTTGTAACACCTACATTCTAAGTTAGATTTGCATAGTTAATTCTATGCAATACTTAGAGTAATCTAAGGGAGAGTAGGCCTGGATGAACCCCGCATTTGGGCCTACTCTTTTTAAAAGGGGAGTTATGAAAAGAATTAAAAAGATTTTTAAAATCAAGAAAGAAACAGCAACGGCTACTCCTAAAACGGAGAAGGCTATGTTGCCTAAATTGGAGAAGAGGATTAGATGAAACCTACGCTTAGTCAAAGTGTGCAGCCTAATAATGTCTACACGACATTGGCAGATGTAAGAAACAGCCTTCAAATTGAAGACAGCCTGGATGATAATGAAATCCAAATGGCGATTCTTGCTGCAAGCCGTATGATTGATGACTATTGCCAGAGGTCTTTCTATCAAGAAGGAACACTTGCTTCTCCAGTAGTAAAATACTATACGCCTGTAAATCCGTGGTATTTAGAAATAGATGACCTTATTCAACCAACAGAGATAGCATCAAGAGCAAATCAATCTGGACCATTTACACAGATATGGAATTTAGATACAGATGTTATGTATGAGCCAGTAAATAACCCAGAAACAGGCAAGCCAGTAACCAGACTATTAGCAATTCAGACATATGTCTTTCCTTACTTCTTTCCTCAGACAGTAAAAATAACTGGAGTTTGGGGTTGGTCCTCAATTCCTTACGAAGTAGAACTTGCTTGTAAAATACAAGCAGCAAGATTATTTATTAGAAAGCAATCTCCATTTGGCATTGCAGGCTCTGTAGAATTAGGAACAGTTCGTCTCAATTCTCGCCTTGATCCAGATGTTGAGATGCTATTAAAGACTTATCGTAGAAACTTTGGATTGGCATTCTAATGGCTATCTCCAATATTAATGGTGTAAGAGATGAGTTAAAAAAGAACCTACAAACAATTTCAGGACTCAGAACATATGACTTGATTCCAGATGTTATTGTGCCACCATGTGCAATAGTAGGACAATTAGATTTCACATTTGACATTGATAACCAAAGAGGTCTGGATCAGGCTTCTGTTGATGTTTATGTGATTGTACAAAGAATATCAGAGAGAAGTGGACAAGAAAAACTTGATCTTCTTTTGGCTGGAAGTGGTAATGGTTCAATCAAAACTGCTTTAGAGTCAGACAGATCATTAGGTGGACTTGTTAATACTCTAAGAGTTATAAGTGCTGAAAGTGGTACTTATCAAACTGGAGATCAAACATTTTTATCTTACCGTTACAACCTCACAATTTGGGGATAAGGAGAAACAATGGAATATGTAGTAACTTCAACAGCACTCTATGGCAAGGAGCCTGGTGCCAAGATTACAGAAAAAGAATTACTTGATGTGGGTGCTAATATCCAAAAGTATCTTCAATCAGGTAAGTTGAAAGAAGCAGATGCTGTATCAAAAGTACAGCAAGCAGTACCACAAGTGCAGAAGGAAGAACCTAAAGCATTTGTTTTTAAATCAGATAACAATGAACAAGGAGATAAATAACAATGGCAAGAATAGTACTTACAGATGTTGATGTAAAACTATGGGCTTCATCAGGCCCTACTGGCGATATTGGTGAATACATTTCGTCAGTTACAATCAATACGCCAGAAGATGTGGTTGAGACCACTGCATTTGGCCCAGTTGGTGCAAGAACAAGAACTTCAGGACTTAAGGATCACTCCATAGCCCTTGAATTTCACAATGACTTCGCTTCAGGAGCAATGGAACAAATTATTGATGCAATTGGCATTGGTCAATTAGCAAACATCGTAATCAAGCCAACTTCTGCAGCAGTTGGAACAACTAACCCTGCTTACAAGGCAGATGCATCAGGTTCTGGTGCAACAAAGGCTGGACAGGTTTTGATTTCAGAATGGACACCACTAAATGGTGCAGTTGGAGAACTTTCAACTGTTTCTGTAACATGGCCAGTTTCAGGTCAAATCGTTAGAGTGACTGCTTAATCAATCATGGCAATCATAGTTTTAACTGATGTGTCAGTACAAATTGGACCAAGTTCAGGAACTGTGGTAGACTTAAGTGACCATGTTTCATCAGTTCAGTTAAGCACTGTACATGATCTTTTTGAAACTACGGTTCTTGGTGATGTATCAAAACGACAATTAGCAGGACTTGCAAATAATAGTGTAAGTTTTGACTTTTTGCAGGATTTTGATAATAACTCAGTAGAAGATACAATCGCTCCACTTGTAGGAGGAATTGCTTATTGCAAAATAAAGCCAAAAGGCAGTTCTATTACAAGTGCTCAAAATCCCAGATACGAATTTGAGATTACAATTTCCGAATGGACCTCGTTAAATGGTGGTGTTGGTGAATTATCAACAGCACGAGTAACTTGGCCTATTTACGGAGATATAAATAAATTTACAACATAACCTTGAAGGGGTAAAAATAATGGATGGATTATTCATAAAAGTCAGAACAACAGATGGTGAAGAAGGCGTATATTCTATTCGCCCAAAGACTATTGTTGCCTTTGAAAATAAGTTCAATAAGGGCTTTGCTAAGTTACTTACAGAAGATCAAAAGTTAGAGCACATCTACTACCTTGCACATGGTGCATTGAAGGATGCTGGTAAGGCACCAAAGCCTTTTGGAGATGCGTTTCTTGACACACTTGAATCAGTGGAGTTAGCAAATGACCCAAATTCCGAATCCACAGAGACAGCCTAACCTATACGGTAGCAATGGTTTCTGTGGAGACAGGGATATCTCCAAACGATTTGCTTGAAGCACCAGAAGGTATACTTGAAGCAATTGTTATTTATCTAAAGCAAAAAGCAAAGGAAGCGAGCAGGAAATGAGCAATGATGTTATAGTGTTGACTGGAGTAAAGGAAACACTTGCAGCATTGAAAAAATTTGACAAAGATGCAGTTAAAGAATTTAATAAAGTTATTAATTCTGAATTGCGTAAGGCTAAACAAGATGCCCAAGGCTTTGTCGCTTCTAAGCCACCACTTAGTGGCTGGAATACTCAACCTGCTCGCAACCCTCGCTCTCGTGGTGGTGCTGGT